AGTCTGCCTTACACTTCTCCTTAGCGTATTGCCTTGCCTTGCCAAAGTGGTCTACCCACTTAAAGTAATGTATATCGTCTGTGTATTTCTTGGCAATTTCTACAGTCTTATCTTCACTTCCTGTATCCGTGATACTTATAATGTCTGCTTCCTTAACAGACTCTAAAGCACGAGGCAACATCTCTTCCTCATTACGAACTATCATGGAGACACCTATAGTGAGTTTTTTGGACATAATATTACTACTACTAAAATTATTAAGAACTCGCAACTACCCCCGTAAAGAGGTAGTCTGCCAGACCTTAATCTGGTGTAGGATTCGTTACTGCTCCAGTTGAACTGAAATTGTGCAGAATCCATTTTGTGTCTCCGATACATACCGCCTCAAAAGATGCGTTCGCAGCCAAAGCCGCTTCTACACCCGCACCAGTCGTTCCGTTAATAGCTATGCCCGTTGGGACAGAACTTCTAATTTCACAACCCGTTCCTGCTATAGCACCTCTAACTACTTTTCCTACCACTGGGGAAGGTAAAATAGCTATATAGTCTGCATTAGCAGAGGTTAATGAGGCAAAATCTGTGTCAGCAGAGATAGCAACCCCCGTAGAGTTTACTGTTACAGCTTCACTCTGTCGTGTTACATACCCTGAAACATCTCCTGTAATGTCTCCTGTAACATCTCCTGTAACATCTCCAGTGAATCCGCCAGTACTTACTACGGGGCCGCTAAAATGTGTATTTGCCATTGTATTAAATAATTAACTAATATATATTCCCTTGTTTATCCCCAAGGTCAACTTAGTTTGTTAGGAAGTGGGTTACGCCCACCACTCGTAAGATTAAGCTCTTAAAACTATATAAAGGATTAGCTACTATATGCCAAGCCATCTCCTTTACTTCCCCAAACACCTCTCCAATTTCTAAAACCGTAAGCTGCCCTAAAGGACATCTTCCAGTAGTAGATTTCGTTCTTTGCACCAACGCTTTCGTCAAGTCTTTTAACTGCTGGTTTTCTTCTCCATCCCCAGTTGACCTGGTGGTCACCCTGAGATAGTAAGTACCATGCTGTGTCGGACCCACCAGCGGCTGCTCCAAGGTAGTCCCAAACGACTACTTTAAGCTGTCCACCAGTAAACTCCTTCATGTTATAGACATTGGCGTCGTTGTCTGCCGTATCGCTTCTATTTGCACTCTTGGTTATTATCAAAGCTTCCTTTTCCAATGCTGGAGGTACTACTAAGATGTTAGGAACTACTGAAATCAGGTTCCCTCTATCGTCTAGTTGCTCTCTCATTGCAAGAATTCCTGTCTCCAAGTTTGCCTCGGTTAAGGTAATTCCTGTTGCACTGGCGTTACTTTGATTAGACCCACCGTCAGCTCTCGTATGGGCTGTTGAACATAGTGGTAATCCGTCACCGTAAGATGTGTAAGAAGTACTGAACGCATTTCTAAATACACTTGCACCTAAGTCTTCACCTTTTCTAAGTAAAGCTCGTGAACCATACTTCGCCTTCTCAACTGCTCCAGATAGGTCGTCCTCCAATAACTCGTAAGAGATTGGAAGTAATTGACCATACTTTTTTGCAGTTAGAGTGGTGTCGTAGGTGTGCATTATTGCATCCTCTCCGAACTCTTCCGCCTCGTCTACTTCAGGGATTCCCGCTAATCCAGCGTATCCAGCAAACTCTTCACTGATAGTCCTCATTTCTACTGGCTTGAAAATCTTCATAAGTTTTTCGTCCAACATAGAGTACTCGTCAGCTAAGACTGCTTTAATCCCAGGGTCGACAAGTTTTGCGTTAGCGGCGATTGTTGCAGGTGTTGAAACTGCTATATTTGCCATCTAATCTAACTTTCTAATTTTAAATAAACTAAAACTACGCTGCTGCTTGCTCAGAAATCTGTCGCTCAGCAACGAAGAACAAGCCCACGCTTGTATCGCTGTCATAACCATAACCTTGTGGGTTATAGGCTAAACACTGAAGTTGTGCTTTGGTTGTACTCAAAGTATCTGAGTCAACTTGCATAGCACCTGTTCCACCAGTGAAATCACCCCACTCACCAACGTGAGTTGCGGCAAATGTCTCGGTGTCGTTGTCATTATCCATTAAAACTACCATCATTGGTGTTATGTCTATTAAGACTCCAGTACTTGCTGCGGTTGCAGCTTCCTTGGAAACACCTAAGATTGAAGCTCCTGCGGTTCCAACAACTACTTCTCCTGTTGAACCATCGAATTTGACAAAATCATTAGCAGCAAACGTTCCTGCTGCATTAAACTCCATGTGTACTCTATCCTGACCAGAAAGAGGTTTTACAACTCTTGCACCTGTCATGTGAGTAAATTCTCAAAATTTATATATATTGAAAGATATTATTCTTCCACGTTCTGTGAATATTTTTCTTCTGCTACTCCAAAGAGTCTTGCCGCTTCCCTTTGTTCTGGTGTAAGTTCTGCTTTACCAGAGGTTTGCGGAGACCCGCCTGAAGCTCCTGCTACGGCTGGGGTTGCAGATTGTGCCTGTGCTATTCCTTCTAACTTACCCTCTTCGATAAGCTGTTCAGGATGCATGATTTGCTTGTAAGCATAATCGTATGCTTTTTCCATGGGCTCCCCTGCTTTCATACGTCTTATCGCTGCTGCCGAAACGGCTTGGCGATTCGCTCGTACTATTTCACGGTCTCCCTCGGCTAAATCAGGTCGGTCCTTTTCGAAATTCTCAAAGAACTCTTCCCTCTCTTTCTGCTCTTCTTGCATCTTCTGTTTTGCCCAAGCTATTGCTGGGTCTGAAGTGACTGCACTAGCAACGTTAGCCCCTTGAGGCTGGGTTGCCGTTTGTTGCTCCAATTCTGCTAAAACAGACTCGTCTAAGACGCCCTGTTCTACCAGCTTTTTATTAGCTAACTTCATGAATTCAGGGTCGCTTGCCGCTGCACTATCAAGTGCCTCTAACAATTTGACCTTCTGAAGATACTCGTTTTTCTCCTTTTCTATACCACTAATCTTTTCACTTAACCTCTCAAACTTCGTCTTATAGTCTTCGGGTTCAGTAGTATCGTCCTGAACCTTACCAGATTCCTTTTCTTCTACGTGAGCCTCACTGGTTGGCTGGGTAGTCTTCTCCTGTTCTTCGGCGTGCTCCTCAACCTCTGGAACCTGAACTTTTGTCTCAGTTTCCTTCTCTGGCTGTTGAGGGGCCGTACTTACAGAAGAATCTTTTATACTCTCTTCCATCATATTCAATTTTAAGAATTTATTTATTTTTACTCATTTAAAGAGCTAAGGATTTCCTTCTTCTCTTCCTTACTTACCTCACGGAAATTCAAGGTTGGAAATATCCCCCTAGGGTCAAACTGCATTGCTGCAACAGGGAGTATGTTCTCTGTAAGGCACTTCCTTACAAACTTAACATAAAACTCCTCGAATTTTTCTTGCTTCTTCTTGTCCATAAGATTTCTTGTTAATATATTATTTCAAATCTTCCTCGTTGTCAATGTCAGCACCACGAGCCTTAATTTCTTCCTTCGCACGCTCTACAGAATCCATAATATAATCTATTCCTATACTGATTCCTCTCTGTAACGCTATGTCCTCTGCGTTCTGTGCTGTAAGAAAGTCCCTCTTATATCTCTTGTACTTCTCTTCCTCGGCTAATTCATTCAATAAACCAAACTCCTTACTCTTACCAAACTTTACCAACATGTCTAACTGGTCTCCTGTAAGCTCTTGTATTGCTGTTTTTTCAACAGGCATAGTGATTTTCCTCATACTACTACTATTAAATTTTAAATACCCGCTTGTGCCATTGGTGGTCTACCCTGCTCTGGTAAAGCTGGTCCCATACCACTCTGTTGATTGCCTCCTGCTGGCATTGGTGGCTGTGAACCCCCCGCTGGTGTTAACCCTGGTGGCATTGGCACCTGTGGTGCCTGTGGTGGCTGTGAGGCTTCTACCGCACTTGGTACTTCCATCATCTTTGGCTGGTCGTCGTTCATAAGGTGGGTAGCAAACCTGGCTGCCAATTCTGCTAATTCTTGGAACCTTTGCCCTTGCTCACTCTGCAAGGCTGTTGGCATAAGTTCTGGTGGTAATTGCTCAAACAACTGCTCTAACTCTCCCTTATCCTTGTTAATAATCCTTAATTGCTCTACGTGTACCTTCTTGTGTACTTCTGGCTCTCCTGGTATTCCTGGTACGTCCTCGCCTTCTAACATTTTCTTACCCTGCTGCTCGGCTCTCTCTATAGATATGTCCTCGTCCTCTTGAGTTACCGCTATAAGCTCTTGTGGGATTCCGTTGGTCTCCATGTACCACTTAATCATCTTTGGTCCGTCTATCCACCCCATAGGATTCATGGCTGCACTCTGTGGATTACTTGGGTCAATCATAAATGGTGCTAATTGTGCAAGATTCGCTTGACTCTTTTGCATTTCTATTGCCCTACTTTGTACCTCTACACTCTCTGGGGCTATTTCTATATCCCAGTCTCCATTTATATTAAAGAACTCTGGCTTAATCTCTAAGTAAGTGTACTTACCTCTCTTTTCTTGAACCTCTAAAGTCTCTGGGTTTATCTCTATATCAGAGAGTCTTATCTGTCTATTTCTTGCAGTCTTTCCTGCCGCCTCTACTCTAGGTACTGTATAAAACTGGCTCATAAGAGATACACACTGCTTTGCTACTAAGTTCAAAGACGCCGTCCAAGTGTCTATTAAGGCAGAAATATATGAATCCATCTGCTCCTTGGTAAGCATACTTGTTGTCGCTGAAACATACTTCTGGTTTACTCCCATCTGAATTGGGTCTATCTGCGTGGCTAATACTGCGTCCCTATTAAGTGCGTCTATACCTCTAAACATATCAAAACTCATAGTCTGATACTCTAAAGGCATAACATCGTCCTGAGCGTTTACTGGTACCATTAACCCTGGTTCTGCCGTCTGATAAGCTTTACTAAACTCCCCGTAAATACTCTTTTTAATCTTGAGTATTGGATTGGCTGTAATATGTAACCTGTCGTAAACTAAGTTCTTGAGTATCTCCTCCTCACTCTGTATATTCATCAACTTGTCTGGAATACCTGCACCGTAAAACTGGTGAAGTACCTCATAAGCGTCTATTTTTACTATAGGAAGTTGCTTGTGTCTGTATGGTAATGGCATGTCCTTTATAACAACATCATTTGCCAAAACTACATACCTGTCTTCTGCTTTGTTGTAATAGTGTAAAAGCTCTACATAATCGTCATTGTCCACGTCTGTAGGTGGCTCAAAGAATTCAACTTCTTCCCCTACATAATGGGATACGGGCCTAACTTTATTAACATTCTTAGCGTCTGGGTCGTTACTAAACATGGCTTTAAACTGTGCCAAGGATGGTAACATTCTCCTTATAATATACTGTCCTTCATAACTGGTTCCATTTAAGTTTCTCGCCGAAGGGTCTACAAAAACTTCCTGTATCTTAATAGGCTCAAAGGCTATATCGTCATAATCGTAAATCCACTCTTCCTCATAAACTTTCTCTTTGTTCTTAATCTTCTCTTTTTCCTCATCGCTCATCTTCTTAGTATCCACTTTAGGCATTTGTACTTTCCTCTTCTTCCTGAGGTAATACACATGAATAAATGCAGAACCGTGTACTAAGGCGTCTTGAAACCAAGTCATCATGCTGGTTTTATACTCTCTTCTCTGGAATAGATTGTTTAACAACTCTTGTACTACTCTGGCTTTTCTCTTGTCTTTAGGGTCTTTAACGTCGTCTGGGCGAACTGTAAACTGAATGTTTAACTTTCTTAACTTGTGCATTGTAGTCTCTATTCTTCCCGAAGCCATAGGAGACTTTACATTACTCTCAAACTCGTCTTGTTTTGGTGCTTGGGCCCAACCTAGGGTTATTTTCTCCTGTAAGTCCCACCTTGCGTTCCAATCCCCACTTGTAGAAGGGGCACCCCAATAAGAATTATTCTGAATAGATTGCTTGGAAGCCTTAAAGTCGCTCCTGACTTGTTCCACTATACTCGATTCTTCCTGAGTATAACGTCTCTTAGGAAGTGTTTTATCTTTTGCCATATTATATTGTATTTAGTTTATTCTAGGACTATTTCGTCCCGTTCCCTACTGTATCGTGGAATGAAAGTCCTCTCCAAGAATACCCCAGAACTGTCCGAGGTTATCTTGCCGTACTCTAAGTGTTCTACTATTTTAATTCCGTCAACAGGGGTTTTTACCCTGACTACTTGCACCACACCATTTCTA